ACGAACTCATCAACGCGGTGAGTACAATCCCGAACTCGCGGACAACGGGCGGCGCATATGTACTTGATCTGGTGGATTCTCTTCACTATGTCACCACACAAAATGGCTATGTTGATCTGGGCTGCATGAATGCTCAGGCATTGGCAAACTACTTCCTGCCCACCAGTTATTCTACCGGAATGGAAGGGCCATTCGTTACAAGTGCGTCCATTTTTGGCAACGACATTATTTTGTCGTTCAACCTGAACGGCAACAGTGGCTTGTTCCTACCTATTGCTTCACCTAGCCCGGTCGATGGGTTAGTGGTGCGCAATGGATCGGCGGTGCTGCAAACTGTGAGTAGCTGGGCTATTTCCGGCAATACATTAGTGCTTACTATGGCAAGCACTCCGGTAGCTGGGTGGACGGTGGATTATATCCCCAAAGATATTTTGCGGACAAGTGGGGCCTATGCTATCACCGACAACGACAACATGATCTATGGGACGAACACTGTGATCGGCACCACGCGCCGCGTTCCGGCTCGCCCAATGACAGCAGCGATCACGCTGTAAGGTGTTTTAATGCAAGCCGCCACTCATCCAGACATTCGCACACGCATGATTATTGCCGCAGACAGCGCGGCCTTGATCGTGCCGTTTGCGGCGTGGATGATGAATGATTATCTGATTTGCATCTGGACGCTGAATATTATCGTGCCACTTATCACCGTCTATGCCCTGCACACTGGAGTTAAGACGTTTCAGAAATGGCAAGGTAAATGGGAATGTCTTGAAACATGCTGGCTATTGGCACTGTCATGCACAGCTTGCGTTATGCAGCTTGTTTTGCTAACAGATTGGTATATCAAGGCCGGGTGGAATATAATTGGAATCTATGATAATATGTTATGGTCGTATATGAATTATTGCGCGGCGCGTTCTATTGGTGCGTTCCATAAATGCGTGTGGAAACATGGATGAAACATGTTCAGAAGTTTATTGATGAATGGATAACTCTGATTGCGCTTTCCGCATTCGCAGGCTTCATTGCGTGCGTAAACCATAATTCCCTCCAAAAAATGACAGCGCGTTATTTTGCTGTTAGTATGCTTGGCAGCATCCTGATCGGCGTTATAACAGTGCTTGTGCTTGATGGTGTGAACTGGACAGATAAACAAAAGCTAGGTGCAGCGGTTCTGGCGGGATACATGGCAACGCCACTCCTGCACGGATTTTATAAACTGGCAGAAGTCTTTCAAAAAGACCCCGAAAAGTGGATCAAACGAAAATGACAATGAACATTCAAAACCTTGTCGAGATCCTCAAAGTGAATGAGGGTTTGCGACTGACACCATATCTTTGCAGCGCCGGTAAACTGACTATCGGTTATGGCCACACTGGGCCAAGTGTGGTGGAAGGTTTAAAATGGACAAAGGCACATGCTGAACATGTGCTATTGAACGATGCCCGCAACGCCGCTGCTGATCTGAATTGGCACTTAAACTGGTGGCGTGGCCTGAATGACGCGCGCCAAGAGGCGCTATGTGATATGTGCTTTAACCTTGGCATTGCACGCCTTAAAGGCTTCCAGAAGATGCTGGCGGCCTTGCTGCGTGGACAATGGCAGGAAGCTGCGCTACAATGCTTAGACAGCCGCTATGCCCGTCAGGTGGGCAACAGGGCCAAACGCAACGCATTTGTTTTTGAGCATGGGCGGTGGCCGGAATGATTGAAGACAATGTTATTCCATTTCCGGGAGATACATCTTTACCGTTAGATGCTAAGCGGATGCTTGCCACAATCAGCAAAGAGGATGATGTTGAAGATGCTGTTGTGCTGGTGATGCGTTCAAATGGTAGTATGACAATACATTCTAGCGAACCATGTGGCGCTCATATCAATTTGTGGATTGATAAAGCAAAAAAGTTTATCCTAAATCAAATGGAGGATTTATGAGCTACATTCTGAAACGATTTCGTGAGCCTTCTACCTATTCTGGCATTGCTGCTTTGCTTGTCGGCCTTGGTGTGGCGCTTCCCTCTGGAATTATTGAATCTGTTACTTATTTCGGCGTTGGTCTGGCTGGTCTGGCTTCTATTTTCCTGCCTGAAACAAAAAAGTAATTTGAACGGGTAAACATCTTTTGTTACGCTGCGATGCAATAAACAATCGGAGCTTAAAAAATGTTTACCCTTCTTCTTGCTGCTGTTGTTGCTTGTTCTCAGCCTATCCGTGTCATTGATGGGGATACCATAGAGGTGTGCAATGAGTCTGGCCCTGAACGCATCAGGATTGCCAACCTTGATGCGCCAGAATCGTACAGGCCAGCTTGCGCCAAGGAGAAATTAGCGGGCATAGAAGCAAAACAAGAAGCAACGCGATTCTTTATACGGCCTTCTGTTGACCTTGATATTAAGCGCCACAGCAAAGACCGTTATGGTCGCAGCGTGGCAGATGTGTCTGTGAATGGTGAAGATTTCCGCCAGCATATGATCGAATACGGTTACGGCGTGCAATGGCGCTTCAACGAAAAACACAACTGGTGCAAATAGGTTAGTCATGTCTCTGCTTGAATCCAAAACGGTTTATAAGCCGTTCCATTATCCATGGGCGTATGATGCCTGGCTGATGCAACAAAGAATCCACTGGCTACCGGAAGAGGTACCACTGTCGGATGATGTCAAGGACTGGCAGTTAAATCTGACAGAAAACGAGCGCAACCTGCTGACGCAGATTTTCCGGTTTTTCACCCAAGCTGATGTTGAGGTGAACAACTGTTATATGCGGCATTATTCCAGGGTGTTCCAGCCGACGGAAGTGCAGATGATGCTGTCGGCATTCTCCAACATGGAAACCATTCATATTGCCGCATATTCGTATCTGCTGGATACAATCGGCATGCCAGAAACCGAGTATTCCGCTTTCCTCCAATATAAAGAGATGAAAGCCAAGTACGATTATATGCAAAAGTTTGGCGTATCCACACCTAAGGATATTGCCACAACGCTGGCCGTGTTTGGTGCATTTACCGAAGGCTTGCAGCTGTTTTCCAGCTTTGCCATTCTGCTGAACTTCCCGCGCTTTAACAAGATGAAGGGCATGGGGCAGATTGTCTCATGGTCGGTGCGGGATGAAACTCTGCACTGCAATTCCATCATTAAACTGTTTAAAACGTTCGTTGAAGAGCATCCTGAGATCTGGACGGATGAGTTCAAGGCCGAGATCGTTTACGCTTGCCACACCATCGTAAAGCATGAATTTGCATTCATTGATCTGGCTTTTGAGCTTGGCGATGTGGAAGGTTTAACGGCGCAGAATATCAAAGACTACATCTGCTGGATTGCTGATCGTCGCCTGAATCAGCTTGGGCTTGGTTCGATGTATAAAATCGAGAAGAACCCGCTGCCGTGGATTGATGAAATCATGAATGGCGTGGAACATGCAAACTTTTTTGAAAGCCGCGCGACTGAGTATACCAAGGCTGCCACAACTGGCACTTGGGAAGAAGCGTTCGAAAGTTTGATGCAAGGGTGACGGAAGTTATTTCTTCCGTCCACCTTTCTTCTTGTATCCACCACCGCAAGTCATGATGTCGCTCCTTGGTTAAAAAATTGGTGCGGGCCTGTTCAGTACAGAATTACCCAATCTTCCGCCAGCATATCCGTCTGACTGGCGAGCCATCCGGGCAACATGGCACGGCGGCCCTCTGCATTTACTGTCCACATGTCAATGTGGGGCAGGATATCCGTGACCTCAATACCCGCATTGTGGTATGGCGTGCCGGGCCGCGTCTGAACGGCGTCAGTTCCCGGAACCAGCACCAGCCACATACCCTTGCCATTCCATCCAGCACGGGTTACACGGTGCCCGGCTTTCAGGGCCTCAAGCGCATGTCCAAAATTCAGCGCGTTCACAGGACGGTATGCCCGGTCAAACTGTTCCTTGGGCGACCAACTGACGTACCCGGCGAAGCCTTCAACGTTCGGTTTCCCGCCGTCCAAATACTCGACAAGATAGCCCTCATCATCGCCGTTTTCGTCTGCTGGCAACGTCCAGCCACGGAATATATTATATTCCGCGCGAGTCATGGGCTTGGCTGCGACGCGCTTGGTGCCGTAAAATTCTTTCATGATGCTTCAGACTTCGGGGTTGTTAAGAATAATGTGTTTACTCTATGCCTAACTTTGCCAAAAAAGCCGCCTGTTGTCGAGGCTTTAAATGCGCAATCTTATCCTTAAGGCATGATGTCGCTCCAAAAAATTATTGCCCGGCTCTAACGCCAACCGGGCAAGACGGCCAAATAACGTATGACGGCGGGCTTCTTACCCCAGCCTTCGGGGTTGTTAAGAGTAATGTGTTTACTCTAGGCCTAACTTTGCCAAAAAAGCCGCCTGTTGTCGAGGTTTTAAATGCGCAATCTTATCCTTGATGCCGTCCTGATTCACAATATCGCGCAAGATTTCTGTTTCCAATCGGCTGAAATGGCTAACGTAAAGTTGGTGTTCTTCGAATGCATTTGCAGCTGCTGGCACCCATGCTTGCACAATGCGCCACAGTTCTTCTGCATATCGCCGAATCTCCAACTGTGCGTGCGGATCCATTCGCAGCTTGATAAAGTGCAGCAGATTCCGCAGATCACACTTCCACACCCATTGCGTGTAGTAATTCAAGGTGATGTTCATGCGCGCCAGTTCGCGGGCAAGAGCTTCCTCATTTAAAAGGCTTTCATAATTGAACCGGGCGATGCGTGAGAATGATTCGATTTTATCCGCTGCCCGTTGTGCCTGTTCTGGCGTAAGAGCCTCACCACGGCCTTGCTTGTTGTTCTTGGACTGTTCTGCCATATCAATAGATGACGGTACATAGAACTCTTTACACATCAAGCTGTAACGGGCGCTTTCCTCATTCACATTTGCGGTGCGGTGCCTAATCCACTGGCGAGCCACAAACAATGGCAGTTTAATATGCAGTTTAATCTCGCACATTTCCAGTGGGCTGGAATGCTGGTGTTCCACCAGATACGATATCAGACTGGCATCATCATTCACGGTGCGCGTACCGTCGCCATATGACACGCGGGCTGCATCAGCGATAGACTTATCTACCCCCATGTAGTCACGCACAATGATAAAACCGTGATCCAGAACGGGGATTTTTACCCCGATCATTGAATCAAGAAACGGGCTGTGTGGTCTTGTCATTTTGTTTGTTCCTTTTACGTTCTCTGCGTCTGTTTTGTTCTTCGTTGAGTTCCGCACGGCGATTTACAAGAAAATCTTCAAGCTTCTGGCGGTTTGCCCAATATTCAACGATACGATGCGCCTTGATAAGAACGTATTCACGTCCTTTGGCTAGTTCTGGCGTATCGTAAAGCTTGATATGATGCCTTGCCTCATACAGTTCACCCTTGCTGTACAATGGTGGTTCTGAAACAGTTTTTTTAACAACCTGAATGGCATCCAGTTTTTCTTGGTTTCTTTTGCGTTGCGCACACTGATTGCTACACGCCATGTGGGTTGATCTGTTAACGGGGAACCAATTCCCGCACGAAACGCACTTGCGTTGATCCATCTATTCCTCCCGAATAAACACGCCATCAATCATGCGGCCTTTGCGGTCTTTAATTTCATAGTATGCTTTATCAATGCACGTTTCGAGCGTGGTCATGGACTGAGCAGCAAGGATAGTCAGCACAACGGCGCAATCCCCGATAGCATCCACCACATCGGCAGGACGCTGCTTGTTGATAGCGGTGGCCAGTTCCCCTACCTCTTCAATCAGCTTGCACAGTTGTGCCTGCCGCGTGGAACCATCAATGATGTTGCGTTCGTGTGCCCACTTTTCGATTCTGGCAATGTCACGCATTAACTTTTCTCCCAAAGAAACACCATAACGGCGCTGTTATCTGTTCTGATTGTGGTGGTAAAATGAACGAGGAAATAGCCTTGTCCTGATTCGTCAATTTCGGCAGGAATATCGCGATAGTGGTCAAATTCCTGAATGGTTACGACTTGATGTCTCATCAATCAATCCTCCAGACAATCACACCCTTGCTGTTGCGCCGGGTTGTAAACAATTTGCCCGGAAACTTATGTTGACGCGTAATCTGCCCCATCTTAATAACAGTTTCAGTCTGCCTTGATTCTTCAATCAGAAATTGCACGCCATCATACACGTTCAAAACATCAAGAGCGCCTTTAATGGTATCCTGATCGTTTACGAAAGACATTGTATAAATCCGACAAGGATTACCCAAAACGCAAAACTTATTGGCAGTGCTATCGAGATTGCCTTCAACATTTTGAAATTCCTTATATGCAGCGCATTCCTTTTGCGCTTGTTCCAGTTTTTCAACAAGCTGACGATTCGCCACGCGAACGCCTTCCAATTTGTGTAAAAGTTCATTGAAATCCATTGTCATTTACCTTCCTCCGGTATTTTACATTGTTCCAACGAGATACTGTGCGTCATGCAGAAGCGCAGCATGCCTGTTTTGTTCTGTAGGATTTGTGATGTACTTGTCCCGGCAACCACAGCCAAAATAAACGCACACGCAAAGCCAACAAACACCCCGAAAACAAATTCATTACTAATCATTCCCCACCTCCCGGCAGCGGCGGGCTGGCTTTGCCAATCCATTCCTGAAGCTGCGCTTGCGTTTGCTCTGCATCGTCAATTAGGCTAGCAAGAACTGCTTGCGGGGTAATGACTCGCAAAATTGCTTTGTGATCAGAACCCTTCTTGCTGTCACCAGACAGGACATATTCCGCGCAGTACAAAGCATTTGACACCTCAAAAAGATGCTTTGCAAAAGCACGCTGCACTTCGTCTTGCGCAGTTGCCATGAGCGTTTTTGCCGCCTCTTCCACTCGGCTGTAAACGTAATCCAATGATCCGCTTGACATTATTTGCCTCCTTTTGCTTCACACACCAACTCGCGGCCAGTGTTAGTTACTTTTTCAACATACCGCTCGCAATACGTCGGTGCAGACTCACCCGCAACAGCACGATTGCCAAGGTATGACACTCCCCAACCGATCAATGCGGCCAGCAGAATGATTGAAATTCCAGCGTCATAGGTTTTCATTTTCTGTTCTCCGTGTTTTGTTTTTGTATGGGAAGGGGCAGGATTAAAACCTGCTACGGAATCATCCAAAGAATAACCTCGACAAACGGCTGTCCAATTCCGCTCCGGTTTTTTACAGGGGACTGTGTATCCTCCACAGCGCCCTTCCCATGCACACACCTTTTCATAAATTTTTTTCTTGCGCAACAAAAAAAAGAGCGGCAACATAAAAATGTTACCGCCCTAGTTTGCGCACGTCGGGGAAATGACAAAACCCGGAAAGCGCCGGAGAGGTGATAACCATATCTTAACCCTTTGTGTGATACAAGGGGACATGAACAACTTTAGGAGACTAAAAATGACACCAGAAGAAAAAATGTGGAATGCTGTGATCTCGCAGGCTTTTGCAGATGCTTTTCCAAATGATGAGCATTGGGAAAAAAATCACAAACAGCTCAAAAATGTGTTTGCTTACAATCACAAGCAGGCAAATGCATGGTTTAGTTTGGGGAACCGTGATTTTATTTTGACCTGCCAAAACGCTGGCGTTGACCCTGAATGGGTAATGCGTCTGTATAATCAACGCGCGCAAAAAAGAGACCGCATCTCGCAAGGCGTCCGTGGTGCTGCCCGGCGCATGGCGATGATTGCTGTGATGCTGTTGCCTCTAGCCGCCTGTGCAACACAAGAACCAGCACAAGTTGGACGCATTATGATTCCGGACGTGAAGGCTTGCATGGCTGAATATGAGCCGGATGGCTTTATCGGCACACAAGCTGAATATGATGCCGGGTGCTATAAGTTTGCTTCGGTGAGGTTCCAATGAGCGAGGAAAAAAAAGCGCCGGTTAAATACCGGCCAACAATCTTGGGCGGTGTGTATCGCCTGATAGGGCACGCTCTGGCTGCATACGCTCTATTCACCGCTGCGGCGGTCACAGGGCACTATGTGGTGGAACATCACCATAAACCATTGCTGGAAAAGATCACGCTTTATGGAGTGGCGCTGACCGGCACAGAGGATGATCTGGTGAACGCTGCCCGGTTGCAAGACCTTTCAGATGAAAAGTTTGTTACGTTCCTGATCCGGCTTGGACATGATGACAAAACCATTGAGGAAATGCTTGTGAGACGTTCCATGTCTGAAAAGCAATGGCGAGAAACCAAAGCCATGGAAGCCGAAGTGAAAGGAGAAAAGTGGTAACAAAAAACCCCCGTGGTATGAATCACGGGGGCTTTTCGTATCTACTGTAATGGCACGTTACGTTGCAACCTTGCGGAAAGCAAGCACCTGATTCCGGGCATCCTCACAGCCGTAACAAACAAGTGTAGAATGGCCACAGTGTGATTCAAGATAGGCCAGCCAGTCCTTCTGTTCTGGTGATACCTTGCCGCCTTTCTGGCGTTTCATCTCGATCCAAAGGTTCCATGCCGGCACAAACAGATCAGGAACGCCAGACACAACGCCTGTGGCCTTCATAGTGTTGGCGGTGGAACGATGACGGAAGCCGCCGTTCGGAATGGCGAAGATGCGAACTTTAGGGAATTGCAGCCGGAACCATTCCACAAAGGCGGTTTGTTCTTGGTCTTCGGTTGGAATAATGGTTGTCATTTTCATTTCTCCTTTAAAAAGGTATCCCGTCCCACAGTGAACAGCCGCGCTGCCAAACGTCTTCGGGAATCTGCATCAGTTCACGCTTTTCGCATTTGCCCTTGCGCT